GTCAACATACTTGTCTAAATCGGATAGTTTTGGAATATAATATAACTTTTTAATCATTTCCGCCCCCCCCCCTCAGTATTTCATATTAAACCAGCAAAATCATTGCTACTTAAATTCAAAGCCAAATCAACATCTTCACTATGCTCTTTATTTACTTTTTTAATCGTTCGTACTTCTTTCCGTTCAACTATTGTGCTATAATTTTCTTCTATAAAAGCATCACCATCACAAGGATACTGACGCTCGTCGAATTCATATTTACTACAAAAGTTTAAACCTGATGGAATATTATTTGTTCTAGTACTAAAAATCGAATTCCTTTTCTTTGCAGGCAATTTACCCGCACACTTTTTAGAAATAAACTTAGCACATTCTTGACAATATTTACTTAGCATCTTTTCACCCCCTTAAAATTAATATGCTAATGATTCATGCCAAACAATTCTATCAGCAGCAATTAAACCTTTAACATGGACAGCTTTAGTATTACGCAAAGCTTCTAATCCGAATTGTGCTAAATAATAATCCTCCTTAATTTTAAATTTTTTAGTGTGTCCTTGATTAAGCACATAATGTAAAGTCTCATGAATTATTGTTTGATACTGTTTTTCTATAGGCTGTATTAATAATCTTGTATTAATATACAATTTACACCGTGTAGTATAAATTACAGCCCAATAAGTTTTAACAGTTTTAAACTTTACATCTAAATTATTTTTACAACCTTCCTGTTCACATACAAAATTTATAATATCTTTTATTTCTTGCAGATCCATTTTTCACCCCCTTCATAAAACCAATATGTCCGGAAAATTGCTTCAACTAATCAAAATTAAATAATTCTAATTATCCACACTTTTCCGGTAATACCGATTTTACGATTCGCTTTTTGTTTTATGTTCCTTCCATTTCTTTCCACAACACTCACATTTTTCCCAAGGAAAATGAAGACCTACAACAGTCTTAATAGCTACACAAGCCATTAAAACAAACGCAATTGTTCTTAATATTTCCAGCATTTTCACCCTTTCAAATTTTGTTAAACCCATAAGTCTTGGCTAGTTACCGGTCCGGCAATTGGTCGGCCTTATCACTAGCCAAGTATTACAGCTTTTACAAATTAAAAAGGTAACAACCAACATCAACTTTTAACTGAGCAATTTTACGCGACTCATGCTTTTTCTTGCTCAAACTCAAAACTTTTAACAAAAAGGCAGCAAAAGTCACCAAAACAATATTAGTTGCAGTAAACATTTTTTACCCTTTCATTTATAAAATAAAAGGCGGATATTTAAGGTAACCGCTTGACGCCGTAGCCGCTGGAAATTGCCCCCACCTTTTATTTTAACCCCGATTTAAGTTTTAAAGAGCTTTAATAACCTTATACATAAAGTATAACACATTTCCCAGCAAAAGCAAATAAAAAGCCAAAAATTTTAAACATTTTTAACGCCCGATAATAATCAGGTTTTTATAATAAAATAGGCGAGTATTAAACCCGCCTATTTAACCTGCCTAAATTAATTTATCCTAAAGCAATTAAAACTAAAACAAAATAAAACCAAACTTTCCAGTTAAAACACATACTTTTAATATTTTCATAGGTTTTAATTAACTTTGCCATTTTTAACCCCCTTTATTTACTTTTTAATTTTAACCCTTAACTAATAAAAGTATAATATATTTTCTAACAAAAGCAAATAAAACGCAAATAATTTTTTAATAAAATAAACCCTATTTTTAGGTTAAAAACAAGGATTTATTGCGTATAAGCCGTTTTAAGCCACTAAATTAACCCAATAGGCACTTTTGCCCTTAAATAAGCCGTTCGGGGCTTAGGCGGTCGACAGGCGAGCCGTTTAGGGCTAGGTTTTGGGGTTTTTAAGCTTAGTTGCTATTTTCTAAATAAATTCTTAAATTTTAAGTTGATTTGAAATTTTTAAAATATCCATCTAAAGTATTATCTGCATTCCATGTTGAGCCACCATTTAATGAGTAATAAAAATTTCCTCCAGAATATGAAGGACTTGAATTATCAACTTTCCAACGAACATAAGTACTCTCATTTGTTGGAGATTTTAAAATTATTGCATATTTAATTCCATCAGTTAAACTAATAGATGATTCAAAAGAAAATGATTCTTCTCTTCCATTTGAATCTGTTGTAAATCCATTAGCATCTAAAATTGCTGAGCATAAATCAGCACCTATAGGAGCACCGCCTCCATCAGTTGCTTTTATCGAAACTTCTATATTTCCTGGATCACCTACTAATTTATACAAATTCAATACCGTTCTTATAAAATCATAATCTTCAGAAGCAGTAAAAGTCTGAGCTATCCATTGCTCCGTTGCTCCAACCCAATAAACCGTATGATAAGAAGTACACCCATCAATATAGCTTTCTGTTAATATTTCAGGATTCATAATGCCAGTCAAATTAGAAGATGAATTTATTACTCCATATAACCCGATTGATCTTATTATATCCCCATCAACAGTAGAAGATGGATTTATTCTAAATCTGCCATCAAAATAAGGAATCAATTCTCCACTAACATTACTATTTGAATCAACGTCACCTCTATAAGAACGCTCTAAAGTTACATCATAGCCATTATTCCAAGAATTGTATCCACCACGAACTGCATATATAACAAATCTTAAAGTATCTTGCAATGAGCCAAAATCAGAAAGTTCAAACGCCTCGGTATAATCATAAGAAGTCCCAGATAATCCTGTAACAGTTCTACCTAATCCACCATCAGCATCATATATTTTTATAGTATAAGTAGTACCAGCTTCTGGGCCATAGTTATTAGAATTGGTGTGTTTTACTATAGAATTTAATTGTACTACATCAGTTCTATCTCTATGATTCCAAGTAATGGCAATTTTGCCGGTTATGGCTGTAGAAAAATATTGAGGAAAACTTTCCCCATTAAATTTTAAATTGCCCGGAGGATATGGCCTTATCATCCTACTGTCAAAAGCATCTGATGTTTGTATGTCAGCATCATCTTCAGCTAGAGTTCCTAAAGAAGTTCTTGTTAGAATTTTAACTTGTGGTTGATCATTGCTAGTGTATTCATCTGAAGGCATGCTATAGTTTAAATCCATAAAATAAATTCTATCTCCAGCAGAATGAGCTTGTGGTACTGTGTCTAATACACCTCTAGAAATATTTATTTGCATATTATCATAATCTACAGAATTAATCAAGACTAATTCATTATTTATAATAGCGTATGTATTTTCTTCTACAAAATCTAAATCTATTTCAGTTGTCAAATCTACGTCTTCATCCTCTGAACTTTGAGTCAACCCATTGGTAATAATAGCTGATGGAGTCCATCTATTATTACCTTGGCCTATATCTTCAAATTCATAAGAAGCAGATAATCTAGCATATAGATCAAAATCAAAAGCATCATCAGTAGGTTTCGAAGCTACAACAGCTAAATAACCAGCGTCATTACCTAATAAATCAACCAAATCTTTGGAACCTATCACATCATTAGCCAATGAAAAATATGGTAATTCAGATAAAATAATATTAGAAACATTAGAGGGGTCATTAGCAGCTTCTGTATGTAGAGTATCAGCAGCATCACCATATATAGTAGGGGCAGCACAAAACTCATCTTCAGTGCAAGTAATTATCACTTCGTTCTTATGTAAATTGCCATAATTAACATTCAAAACTCTTAGAGCCATTTGAGTAATATTATATTCACTCCAAGAAAATTTGAATATATCATTAGGTTTTAAATGAGCCATCCTTCTTGTGCATTTTAATCTTACTCCAGCTAACATAGAAGTCATCAATTTTAATTCTCTTTCTGCAACATCATTAGCCAAACTTTTATTACATATACCTTGATAATTTAAAACTTTTTCTATCTCCGCGTTCCCCTGTTTTTCTATTAATGCAATATCTCTTGCTTCAGTTGAACGTGGCTTATGCGTTAATTTGTTCCAAAATTTAACTGCTATAACATCAATGATTTCACCATAAGCCGGTCGCGTAAATTCTTCGACCTCCATAATATCATCTTCATTAAAAGTTTCTAATTGGCCTCCTGCATAAATTTCGAACATAAAATCTCTAATCCTATTTTTTGTCCAAGAAGAGCCTGCGTCACCAGATGTTACAAAATGTCCTTCATATTGTCCAAATGAATCATATCGCCAATACATAGTACCGGTCCCGCTTATTGGATATACTACTAAAGCATATTTAGTATTTACATTTAATTCTGATTCAGAAGAAAAATTGCAAGTTACCCAAGAAGCTGATGTAGTTACATCAGAAGTCGATATAGTTCCGTGAGTAATAACATTTCCATCAGGATCACCATTGCTATCCGTTCCTTGAAGTTCGCACCTTATATTACAAGTATGTTCTTCAAATTGTTTATAAATTTTTATTTTAGCATAAGCTGGTGTATATGTTTTATCAGTGATGAATGTTTGAGCTAATCTTGCATTACCTATTGAAGCATTTACTTGATTATCATCACTATTTGTATATCCATTATATGCAGTAGTGTAATCAGAATCTCTAGCTAATGATAAAACCCATTTACCTGATGACAAATCTTGATACAAAATTCCAGCGATATAATTTAAAATCTCATCTATAAATTCCTCCAAAGGTTGTACTTGATCCCACAACATAGATAAACCAAAATTCTCATCATATAATATATTAGCAGCCTCTTTAAATTTATCATCATCAATATCATCTTCAGTCCATCCTAAGCCCCATTCAGGAGCTACTAAACATTCTCTTATTATATGAGCAGCATTTAAATCATCACCGTCAGCTTCTCTTGCATTTATAGCTGCTTTCTCTGGATACCATTGTACAGATCCATCGGTTTGTTTACCAATTCGTCTGCATAAAAAACTCCAAGGTTTAATATACGGACTTGTTCCAACATAAACTTGTCTTAATACTGCTGAAAACACCCCTCTATAAGCAGGTATATCACTTCCTAATCTAGCTACTAGATAAGAATTCTGAGATTGACTTGAAGAACCAAACATAAAATCAACAGGACCAGAAATTCCACCCTCTTTTTTATCACCACCAAATAAACTATCTGATGAAATAGATATAGTAGCATCAGCAGCGTCCCCATTTTGTTTATATATTCTAAAAGAAGCATCATAGTTGGATGTTTCAAATCCCCAAGTAATTCCCTCGTCTAAAGAAACACAAAAACCTCCTCCTGAATAATGATAGTAAGTATCTATATTCCAATTAGCCCCTCCAAAACCAGCAGATTCAAAAGGCAAACCTTTAACAACAATAGCATATTGTTTTCCTGATTCTAATTCTATTGGAAAATCAAATTCTATATTTCTCCATTCTGCTAAACTCACATAAGCAGGCTGTTCCACTAGAGTATCACCATCAGTAGTACCTTTTGTCAAATCTTCACCAGTAGGTAATCCAGTGTCTGTATCAACATCCCTTATGCTAACAGTCAAAGTTCCAGGAAATGCATTCCAATTTCTCCACATTCTTAAAGAAACAGAACTAGCTATATAAGAAGAAGTAGCTGTAAAAGTTTGACCATAATGTACAATAGGTGATAAAAGATAAGAACTTATTTCATTATTATATGTATCTTTTAGAGTTTCAGAATTTGTCCAAGCCGTTTTTTCACCAACTCGTATTCTTTCGCACCCATCCATATTACCATGACCAGCGACCATATGCATTCCAAGATAGTATCTATAGCCTATAACTTGGGGCTTCTTCTTTTTCTTAAATCTAAGTTGACACATAGAATCTTTAGATACCTGAAAAATGGTATTACAATATTCTACTTCAGTATTGTCTTTTGGTAATGGTAGATTGAAAAATAACATACTAAAATTTATCTTTCATAATATAAGAATGTATTTTAAAGCCCCAAACTCTTTCTATAGCTTTAGGATTTCTATTTGTCTCAAATCGCATTTCATGTATATTAAAATTATTAACCGCCCATTCTTTAATCATATTTATAGCCTTACGGCCATATTTTCTATCCGTTCCCGGTTTGGACCAAGCCTGTGTTATCCAAATAAAATTATTATCTTTTTCAAGCCACCCAATAATAAAGCCATGTAATAAATCCTTTTCAAATATAATTGCTACAAATATTTCTCTAGGAACTTTAACCATCATGTTAAATATTTCTTTAGCGATTATATCTTTAGTATAGAAGCTATCTTCAATAAAAAATGGTTTTAAATATTTAACAATAATTGGATTTTCAGCTTTTTTTACTTCCAAAATTACCCCCAAACAGCAACAGTTCTGTAATGTCCATACCAAACAACATTGGATGACGCGATATATCTTTTACCAAATAAAACTTGTATTGGCCGCCCTTCTTCAGCAGTAGGTATATCAAATTGTTCTAATCCAACTGGTAAAGGTTTTTTTGGTTGCTTAGGTTTTGGAGCTAATATCATAGACAATGCCACCATAATAGCTACTTGTATTAAAAAATTTATAAGTGCAAGTTGTGTCCCAGAATCTGTAGCTGTATTAGACAAGTCACTAAACACCATATCAGCATACAATAAACCTGCTATCAATTGTAAAATAATCGCATATCTTAATTTCAATCTTCTTGTTGTAAACATAATTACATAACCGCATCCCCAGAAAATGGATTTTTATCTGGTAAATACGGAAAACCTCCATAATTCAATTTATTATTAAATTTAGTTTTACAAGTATCCATAAGATGATCACATCCAGCCCAAGCTCTAAAAGTTTGACCAGCTACTAAAGAAGAAATAGCCCTTGATATTCTTATAACTGTATCAGAATGATAAACTATTTTTTGTAGACAATTACCAGTATCTGTTTTAAAAATCCCACCTAAAAACCATCCATCAATTTTAGAGCTGAAAATTGTAGCATCTATCGTTGTACCATTAACAGAGTTTATAATCCCATCAACATAATAATTTGAATCTGTTTTTGAAATTCCGCATCTATTTGAATATAATGATAAACCACAATTTCTTTGATACTTACGCATTAACCCAAATCTTTTAAGACTAATATTCTTTAACCCTGATATTATAATAGCTGAATCTCGTTGAAATTTAACCCCCCGCACATACCCCTTCCAATAAGTCACAAAAGAATTATTATGATAACGATATATAGTTAGTTGAACTACGCCTTCTATTGGTCCTCCTATCCAATTTAGAGTCATAGGATTTGTTATTTCTACTTCAATTTCTAATTGAGTTTTTAGAGAATTTATATCTAAAACAATATCTCCTCTTCTTATCAATACTGGAGTATAAGTTCTACCTTCGTAATTCACCACAGAATCACTACTAGTATATAACCAATATTCTAAATCAGAATTATTAAATAAATACAATTCTATTGGATTGCCATCTTGTGGACTTTGTTCAAGATTAAGGTAATTATCTAATTCAATCTCACCAATTAGTGAACTAGAAACAGAAAAAATTGATTCTAAAGAAATAACTGCCATTAAGGTACTCTCATAAATCTGGTTTTACATTCATTTCTACCGGCAAAATCCCATTTCAATTCTACTTTATCAGAAGCCAAACGGCATTTATCAACGAATCCTATCTTACAATCACCGGGAGTTAAAATTGTGGATAAATTTAATGGTTTATCCAAAGTTATTCTTTCATAATTAGTCTCATTAATTTTAGATATATCGATTATTTTTCTTACTATTAAAGTACCATCGGTGAAATAAAATCCAATATAAGTTCTTAAATCATTTAAACCCATATTATCAGTCAAGCCTATTTCTTCAATATCTACATATATATCATCAGCATCAATATTAGAAATTTGAACAACATCATTTCTAAAAGTAGGTATTAACACGGTCTTTTGTTGACCATTTAAAGAATGCAAAAATTTTCTAAAATTCCAACATTCTTGTTTAGTTTCATTAATAAAAATATGATCTTGGGACAAGAAATTAAAATCGCTATAACTCTTAACATCAAAAATTCCAGTCTCATAATCTACCACTATAATATCAGCATCACTAGTTTCATCATGACTATTTTCCATAAATGAAGGTATATTTAAAACAGCGAACCCATCATAATTTATTTCTGGAGTATAATCATCAAAATTTATATTGTCATAAACTTCAAAAATTAATTCTATTAAAGATAATTCTGAATTGTATCTTTTTTTGTTGATAGAAGATGTTAAATATGCCGTCCTTACAGGGGCTATGATTTTAGAGCCAGTAAAATTATTTAATACAGTATAATTTGCATTTAAATTTAATCTACTATCTGTTTTAGAATCTACAGTTATTACTTCAAAATAATCCGGCGATTGCCAGATTATAGCTTTGCTATTATTTCTAAAATCAGCAAAAGTTGTGTCAACATCAACGTAAATATCATGATGATTTATATCTGTTGTATGTATAACGTATTCAGTCCATATTGGTAACAACCAAGTTAATTTTTGCCAACCATGTATTAAAGCATCAAATTTTGTATTTATTTTGTTAGTTTCAAATAAAATATTCAGCTTAAAATGTTGTCTAGGTGATTGCCTTATTTTAATCCTTTGTTCTGTACCATCACGAGCTTTTAAAATACTAGTCTTCCATTCCATTGTTTCTAGAATTTTATTTTGTGGCCTATAATATAAAGTAGCAGCTTCGAAATCTGGTATTATATCTAAAAATGATGATAAAGTACTATCTTGAATCACATTGGAATACAATTCTTGTTCTCTATTTAAAAATCCTAACAAGCTACTATTAGGCAAAATATTTGAACCTAATTTTACAGCATTTAAAATACAAAAATCTACTGGTATAATTGCAACTTCATTAGAATAACCATTTAAAGCCCAAATTACAGTACCATAACCGCTTACTGAGCTAGATGATAGACAATCATTTCTGCCATCAAAATAAGGTACTAACCATCCTGATAAACTACTAGAAGAGGCAGCACTACTAAATAAATCAATAGAAATTAAAATAGAACCTATAAAATTAGAAGCAGCTATTATCTCAGAATTTATATCAATTAATTTATTAATATAACCGGATGAATTAGATAAACTATTTAAAGAACCTAATATATTAAATTTTATGCCAATATTACCATTTATATTTGTTTCATAAGATAATGTGCCTAATATTATAATTTCATTTATAATTATTTCGCCATTTATTGACGAATTAATATTTATACCACCTTCAAACAAATTATTGACACTTAAACTTCCAGATAAATTTGAAGTAATATTTGACGAAGATTCAAATAAGGGGTCTTCAGAATAAACTTTAAAAGTACCATCATCATTAAGGCCATTCCAAGAGCCCCTATTATTTAATGACCAAACTTGAGTTCCCCCAGCGTAATTAGCATCATTAGAATCAGATTTCCAGTTGTAATAATCTGAACCGCTTGCATAGCCTCCACTCACAACAATAAAATATTGAGAGCCATTAGATAATTTAGCTCCAAAACTAAAAACACATTCAACCCATTCACCAGAACTATTAGTAGTGATACTAGATATATCTACTTCAATTGAAGCCAAAGGGCTATTATCAGGATAACCTCCAGAAACACCTTCTATTGTTACTGTTATATTAGAAGGAGTTCCTATGCGATATAATAATAATTCTACTTTTATAGCTTCATAACTAGAACTGGCTGTAAAAGACTGTGCAATAACTGTATCATTACTAATAGGTAATATTATTTGATCATTGTCAGTATAAGAATCTTGCAAATTATAAGCCATATTAACCTATTCTATCCGAAAAAAATGGACAAATAACATTGTATTGATGATCATCTTTTATTCTGCCAACATTTCTAACTCTGGGGACTTCAAAAATAATATTATTTAAATTAATATTCCTAAAAGCATTAGCCACTATGTCAGCAGTGCTCAAGATTTCGCTAATACCTAAACCTATTGGGTTTTTTATTTTTATATTTAAATTGCCAATATTTCTAAAACGATTAGCACCAATACTACTCTTATTACAGCTACCATAATCTATACTACAAAAACACCACAATTCATTTGAAGGAGTATCCCTGCAATCATCATCATATCTTACAATTAAATTATTAGAATCAGCAATAGATTGAAAATAAGTAGTAATTTGATTAGTTAAACGTTCATAGAATCCTATGTAATATTCTAAAAGTTGTAACGAATTTATATTAGACTTGCTATTAATTACACTTTGTAAAGTAGTTTCTACTTTGCATGCACCAATAGCATTGCCAAAAGGCTCAGTGACACCACTTACTGACCCATCTAATATTATAGTATTTAGCCTATCAGCAAATAAATTAGATTCAGAATCAATTTCACCTATTAAATTTATTATAAGACTGAAATTAGAATATAAATTGGAAGTATCTAAAATACTAGATTCTAAACTAGTCAATACTTCTAATGAAGCATATGCATTTCCTAGAGGCTGCGTTATGCCTAATATCTCAGATTCTAATATTATGGTATTTAGACGATCCGCTGAAAGATAACTTACTCCCAAGCTCAAGCCATTTAAACTTACTATATTTGTCAATAATCCAGATAATATAGAAAATGAAGTCGAATGCCCTATCAGTTCTTTGCATTGATGCAAAGAACTAATCACGCTAGAATAACAAAATACTTGCGAGTTTATTGACTTTTCTACAGTTAGATTTCCTGATATATTAGAATTTGATGAAATACTTCCTCTATAATCATAAGTAAAACTTAAATCACTATAAATATTTGAGTAACTATTAATACTATCTTGCAAGGATTTAATTACTTGTAAATCAGCGTTCAAACTAGAATTAACTTCACAAGTCCCAGATAATCCAAGTAAGAATGTTAATAGTCCATATAGCAATGACCCCATGTATTCATTAAAATTAACTTCATGGATATAAACTGATCTATATTCTCCATCACTATTATATCTTCTGATACGAACTCTTGAAACTTTGTAAATACCATTAAGATTGTGAGTTTTCCAAACCCCAGTCAAAGATCCTTTACCTTGATAAAGATTATGCCAAGAATTATTATAATAGACATCTAAATCATATAAATCATTAGGAAGCCATAAATCTTCATAGTATCTTATCTTGTTGCACCATATTGAAGAATGCAATAATTGCAAAAATCCAGACCAACTACGAGGGAATATATATGAATGTCCTGCAAAAGTGTTCACATTACCATCATATGCCCTACTTTCATCTACCCAATTGGCATTGTCAATAAAACTAGTTGGAGATAACCAATTATCATGACTAGAGTCATTAAAAATAGCTCCCTGTAAATAAATAGGTTCTCTGATTTCACCTACTGTAATAGAAACGCTTACACAATTGCCAAATAAATTAATATAAACTTCCAATAGGGCGATCAAATTAGTACTACACAGCGAATTACCTGCTAAATTATTGTATCTTATAACTGTTAATTCACCAATTATACCAGAACTAGATAATACATTACCAACTAAATTTACTGGCATTTCAACAACACCTGATAAACTAGATGAAGAAGCAGTATAACCTATTAATGTAATTGCTGAATTTAAATTACCTGATAAACTGGATAAAGAAGCAATAGAGCCTATTAATGTAATTGCTGAATTTAAATTGCCTGATAAACTGGATAAAGAAGCAATAGAACCTGCTAATTTAATTGCTGAATTTAAATTACCTGATAAATTAGAAGCTGAACTAATAGAACCTATCAGCGGAACTTCATTTGTAAAAGAACCGGATAAACTAGAAGCTGAACTAATAGAACCTGTAAATTGAATTACTGAATTTAAATTACCTGATAAACTAGATGAAGAAGCAATATAACCTATTAATGTAATTGCTGAATTTAAATTACCTGATAAACTAGAAGCTGAACTTATAGCACCAAGTAACTTAGTTGCTGCATTTAAATTACCTAATAAACTAGAAGCTGAACTAATAGAGCCTATTAATGTAATTGCAGAATTTAAATTACCTGATAAACTAGAAGCTGAACTAATAGAACCTATTAAATTTGAAACTTCAAAATCAATAGATCCTATAAAATTAGATGAAGAAGAGATGGGACTAAATATATACGGATAATGTTGTGCTTCAACAGTGCCAACAGCAGTTAAATCATTAGAACCAACTTTATCTCTTATGCTCCACAATAAATCCCAATAAGAAACTAATCCTGTGGGATAATCACTAGGTAGATAATCCTCACTAACAAGATTAGACACTATAGCTTCAAAGCTATCTGCTTTATCTGAAGCAGTAGCTCCCGGCCAAGAAGATAAGTCCCAAATTGCCACTTCTGATATATTTCCAGATGTGGCTTGATCAAGCTGTTCATCATTCCCCCTTATACCAATAGTGAATCTATCAATACCTGAAGGTGAAATAGAAGTAGATTCTGTCCCTTTATCTATAGCATTCCTTATAATTCGTCGGTCGGTATCTGAAGCAATAATGCCAACAAGATGGAACCATTCATTTTCAGTTATATCACCAGAAGTTATTGCCAATTTACTCGTTCCATCATTAGAATTAATAAAACAATAACCAGCAGAAGAATATCCCATTCTATGGCATTGGTTCGTAGCATCTTTATCCCCTAGCCATAAAAAATTATTAATAACACTTTTATCATTAACTCTACACCAACAACTCCATGCAAACGGAGGAGTGGCTTGTATAGCAGAATTTCTATACAAGTATTCAGGAACAGTGTTATTAAACAAACGAGACATAATTTACCTTGCTTATTAGTGCTTAATTACATTATTAATTATTTATATTACTGCTTTTCATTTTAGCTTTTATTTCTTCAAGAGTTACTGGATGTGGTCGTCTTTTCCAATAATTACATCTTGTCATGTGATTGCCACTTTTTCTTTCAAGTTTAAAAACACTACGAAGATGTGCTCTTTGAAATTTTTCTTCATCAGGTCGTCCAGCATCGTGTACTATAACATGATCCGATAATTTTGATGCAATATGAATAGACATATTTCTACCAGCACCGCCTTTTCTTATTTCTTTTGGGCCATCAACAAAGCATAAATCGAATTTAGGAGTCTTTACTCCTTGTTTTGCATCTACTTTGATTAAATCTCTTGGAAAATTAACGCCATCCCAAAGCTTTACAGTTAAATTATTTTGGGGCAATACTTTGCTTTCTATCTTTTCTTTCCATTCATTATCAGTTTCGTAACTTATAACTTCGCATAATTCAGAAAGCAATAAAGAAGATAAACCACAACCGAACTCCAATATTTTTTCAACTCCTAAACCTTTTATAATGGCTTTTATAAAATTCCAATCTTTTTGAGTTATGCTATATTCACCCCAAGGAATGCCAAATTTAGCATTATCACTACAAAAATAGTTTATGCTGTCCCAAGCGTCAAAATCATTTAAGCCAACTGTTTTAAAATGTTCGCAACGTCTATGAACAGTTGTATAAACATGGAATCCAGCTTTTGTAGCTCTTCTACAAAACGCAAAATCAGTACCATAAGTTTGGATACCATCTTCATCAAATTCAGAATGAAATGGCTCTCTTACTTTTTCTAATACTGCTCTTTTTATCAAAATACATCCAGTGCCAACTATAGCAACTTCTAATAAATCAAACATATCATCAAATGAATCTAAATCTACCGCCGAATAGCCAATTCCATCAGAATGGGGTATATATGCAGTCCAAACAATTGTTTGACCAGAAGCTCTTACTAAAGCCGGACAACCAATAACATCAGTATTACCGCCCGCAAAAACCAATTCACACGGATTATGATATGGTACAACATCATCGTCAATCATTAATAAATAATCACAATCTGTTTCTAAAAATCGTTTGACAATTTTATTACGATTACTTGAAATTGGATTGGCCCAAGTCACGCTAGGATTTTCCCATACCAATTCGACTCCCGGAGTTTTTTGCATAGCTGGTATAACTATAGTAGACATTTCTCTTCTTATCGGGCCATTATTTAACAACGCAAAATATACTTTTATTTTTTTATCCGTCATTTTAGTTCTCCTCAAAAACTAAACATCGCCGTCAGAATTATCTCTCAAATTAATTTTTAAGACAAGGTGATATCTAAATCGCCAGTTGCAAATTTTGGGGTGTCTCCAGATGCGACGCTTTTGCTGATAGTCAAAGACCCATAGGCCAAAACATTACCAGCAGTAATAGCATCACAGATAGCAAAATCTAAGATGGTTCCCCAACTTGCAGTCGCTTGAGCAAACAGAATATCATTGGTGTTCTCTGTTGCACCACCAGAAGCAGCATCCCACGTCGCCATTACTTTACGAGCATAAGATGGACTTGTTGGTTCTGTAATAGAACTGCCATCAGCAGTATCTGTCACTGCAACAGTACAAAGAGCAATATATTTATCCGGCTGAGTATAACTCAGCGACTTGCCTTCGCCAGTGCCAAAAATATGGTCCAGCAAGGCATTCTCCAAATAATCAGTGAAACTACCCATAAGCATTCTCCTTTATAAAGGAATAATAAAACATTAAAGTCGTCACGTGACTTACATTACTAAATTAACCTGAAAATTCTTGTGATGATTTATTCCTATTCATAATATTCACAATGGTTCTTTCACCATCGCCAGAATTTAGATATTCAGAAAATTGGCTTTTATCAACTATATTTATTATTTTAATATTAGATTTATTTTCCCCACCATTAGTACTTCTTACACCTAATCTTCCTCTGCTATCTCTACCTAAAGGTAACAACCCTTCATCACCAGCTTCTCCGCCTAATCCTAATCCACCGTTGGACATAGGGAATAAAGTTGGTCTATTTAATACCCCGCCTTTTCCAAATCGCTTCAACATTCTGCCACTAAAAACATCTCCTTGTCCAGCAGCAACAGCAGCACCCCCGCCACCAAATCCTCCAAATAAAGCAGATACCGCCATACCAACAAAACTACCTATCCCTTGAGTTATACCACCGGCAGCACTACTAAGAGCATTCGTAATCATAGACATCACTTCTTTCATTGCTGGTTGAACACCTGCTTTGATTGAATTCATTAGAGGGTCTGTTATAACATCCTTGTACATTTGTTCTAATATACTTTGTCCCAGACTCCTTAAATGATTTTTTAACACATCTTCTATATCCTGCGATTCATCAAATAAAGCTTCAATTGGAGCATGTATCATAGCTCGCATACTATCTTCTATATTTTTTGCAAATTCTTCATTTCTAGCTGCTTCTTTATATGCTTCACCCATAGCTATTAATTCATTCTTATACATTTCTACAGCTTGTTGTGAATTTTCACCAAGAGCAATCTTTGCTTGCTTTTCAAACTCCATAACTTTTATAGCACGTTCACGTTCTTCTGTTGTTAATCCTATTAGTTCTTTTTCTACTTCTATTTCTTTTAATAGGTTATTTATTTCTTTTCTAGCATCTTTTATTTCATCAGTTACAACAAAAGGTTTTATTGCATCTGGCTGTATTACATCAACTTTTACAGTTTTATTTTCTAATTTAGTTAATGTTTCTCCAAGTAATTTAGAAGAGTTGTCTAATTTTTGTATAGCTTCATCAGCTTCAATTAATGAACTTGTAAATTCTAAATTTGAGCCCATTACTTTTCTTATGCCACCTTCTAAAAGAACGTAAGCAGGTATTAATCTAGCGTATTTTAAACCTCCTATGTTTTCATTTATTTTTTCCATTGCTTTTCTTTGTTCTTCTTCTATCGACCACCAACCTCTTTTCCAATCTTCTACTAATTTTTGAAATCCTATGGCCCATAAATTTAGAGTTGGAATTAGCTCATTCCCAATATCTCTTTTTACTTGCTTAATTAATTCAGAAGTCTGTTCAAGTTGTTGATTAGTTGTTCTATCAATTTTATTAAATGCCTCTTGTGTAGCTCCTAAAGACTTTAAGGCTCTTTCTTGATCTCTTATTAACCCAGTAACATTCTGTCTCATAGCTGCCACGCCTGTTAGAGCACGAACATTGCTAAATATAGCAGCTACCTCTTCACTAGTAGCACTTTTTAATTTTTCCATCACTCCAATCAAACCAATAGTTTGTAATGTAGTGGTATTTAATTCAAATCCAAGATTTTTAGCAGCTAAAGCAGATTCCTTGGTAGGACTTAAAAAAGCTGTTAAAATAGCTTTTAAAGATGTCATAGCTATATCAGATTGTAAACCTGCTCTTGTCATCGTAGCTATAGATGCAGATAATTCTTCCATCGTCAAGCCAGCAGAAGCAGCCAAAGCAGAAACTTTACCAACGGAACTTGCAATTTCTTCAAAAGTTATCTTTCCACCTTTTACCGTATTAAATAAAATATCACTGACATGCTCTGCTTGCTCCGCTTCTAAGCCATAACTATTAATAATTGTAGTTAAAGCATCAGCAGCAATAGCAGCAGAAGTCATACCACCTGTAGCTGATTTAATAGAAACTTCCAATACTTTTGTTGCTTTGCTTGCATCTATACTTGCAGATAGAATATCATACAAACCTTTCGTTAAAGAAGTAGTTGATTCACCATATCTTACAGCTAAATTTGAAAGTTCTCTTTCAAATTGTGGTAAATAATGAGCAGTTTGCTCATCTAACATAGTATTAACATTAGCCAACTCCAATTCGTAGGCAGCAGCTAATTGTATGCCTTCTTTAAAAAATCCAAAAGCTTTATATGCTCCAGCTATCCCAGCAAACCCAACAACAACATTCTGAAGTTGACTACTAAAATTACTAAAAGTTTTTGAATTCTTCTCTAAACTTGAATCTACTTGTGATGCACCTTTTTTAATTTTCTTTACAGCAGCATCAAACTTTTTAGCACCATGCTCGGCTCTTAAAGCATTTATAGCAACATCAAGACTTGGCATATTTCTTTCTCGTTTCTTCTAACTTTTTAGCCATGTATTCAATATACTTTATATCCATTATGCGAATTAAATGAGTAACTTCTGTTCTAATATCTTCATTATAAATACAATTCAAATTTAAATAAGATTCAATTTCAGAAAATTTAATACTTTCTAACGAAGTTCTTGTATTAGAAAGAGCTAAAAATGCTTCCCAAATATATTCTAAATCTTTATATAATTTTGGCTGATCTTTTAATTTACCTACTGCTTTAAGTTTGTCCTCATAAGGACCCCATTCAAGTTTCCAAAGCAGTAGATCAATTAATTTTTTTCAGAAGCCTTTAAAATTAATTTTTTAAAGTGATCAGCACTTTCAGAAACACCAACTATAAAAGCATAAAAATCTTTTAATTCAGGATCTTTAAAAAATTCTAAAGCTTTCTCACTACTATATTTAATATCATTGCCATTTTTATCCTGAATGTTTTTCCATCCAAGTAAAATAGTTTTAGCACGAACTTCCATTAATAATTTAGCATAATCTTCTGAAGAAAATTTATCTTCATCTCTTATCTTATTAATAACAGGATCAGCCAATCTTCGCATCAATTCATTATATTTAGGATTTCTAGCCCTTGCAATTAAAAGCTCTATGCCACTTACAAAAGTTACCCAAACACCATTTTCTTCTTTATTCAAATCTGTTTTTATACTTTCAATATTCGCCATTCTAAAGCCCTCCTCATATATTTATTAAGAAGTAGTTAAAGCTCCGGTTACACTACTTGAACCAGCAATATATCCATAAAAGTTACTCATAATCGGAAATCTTACTATCCTTATAGAAATTTCTTCAGTAGCATCCATATACGCTCGTATTTCAAAATCTGCTACTACATCAGTATTTATACCTCCAGCAGCACGCGAGCCATCAATTATTTTTACTGAAGGTAACTCTATCAAATAACCATTTCCTTGTGAATCTCTAACTGCAAAAACAAAAGATGTAACATCTTCATCTAAAAATTTATTGTATAAAGTTGCATCAGCTAAATGCATCGTTACAGTTCCAGTTATTTCTACTGAACCAGAACCCATACTAGCTACACCTAAAGTTCCAACTTTGAGTCTTGTTCTTAAATTATTATTTACTAAAAGTGCTAAACTCAAAATAGAAACATCACTGAGATTTTCCAAGACATCAGTTACATGATTAGCACCTGTCATAACATTTGTAGTAGTTTCATCTGTGTATCCAGAACCAGCAGTAGCAGTTAAGCCTTCTTCAGCAGAACCCATAAAATCAAAGCTACCTGTGATAATGCCATCAGCAGGGCATTCCAAGGACATATTGTTTATGCACATACCCTTAAATAAAGACAATACATTGCTTAAATCTTGGAATTCCTTCTCTATATTATAACTAACTAAAGTTGTTCCATTAGTTATTTGTCCACCCATTTGAACTGTTACTGCTTGGCCAGCAGATTCAGTAACTATTGTTCCATTCCAAAATATAATTTTAGAAGAAGTGACAGAACGTATTTTCTTGAATCCATTATTACCAGAATTAGAAAATCCTGAAATATAAACCCACTGATTAGCAACAAAGCTCCCAAATTGGCTTTCAGAATCACTTATTGAATTATCAGTTGAAGAAGCACTGATAGTATAAGCTCTTGAAATTTTAACTTCAGAAGACCACCCCGATGACAATAATGCTGCTTTAAGAAAATCATCATGCGAGCCATAACTTAATTCAAAACCTATGCCTCCACTTGCTGAAACACCGATTCTAGCAATATCAGATATTTGCCTATCATAGCGAATTTCCTCACTAATAGTGGTATTAAAATCAGGCTTTAAAGAATCATTATTAAATCTTAATTTTTGTAAAGTAGAACCAGTCACTTTTTCACCAAAATCTGACTCTTCTACATAGCTTATTTGAACACGATTTGCATCTGACATAAATAACCTCTCTGTAATTTATAATTTAATTTATTATGCTAAAGAACCAAAAAGAACAGAACCTGATCCGCTGTTACCTACCAATGAATTGGACATATTTAAAAATCCAATGTCACTAGAATATTCACCTATAATACCAGCAACATATCTAGAAGTTCCCTCCAATCTGCTCAACAATGAACTTAATGCAGCTATAGCCCCAAACAATTCTTTAGAATTAGTAATAACAGCAGATTCTCCAGAAGAACTAATAATCAATCCATCTAATTGTTTATTTATATTAAATACACCACTAAGAGAAGTTGAACCAGCCAGTGAACTTATTAATTCAGTAAGAACATCCAAATCACTTAAATTACCAGATAAACCAATAACTTCTATTAACGAATCAGCATCTAATGAATATGTATTGGCTGATATATAAGTTGCTGTTTTTTGTACATTTGTACTAATTGCTTTAACAGCTTCTATCAGTCTTTCTATTTGATCAGACATTATATAACCTTTCCTTTATTAATTATCAATATAAAATGGACAAACTATGCTCATTTTATAATTGTCATTTTCTCTACCATTATTATTTATACTTGGAGTTAAAAACCTTATTGTGCTAACAATTTTTTCAGCAAAATATAAAACTATAGAATCAATTGTATTTAATATAGGAGCTAGCCCCATATTTATATCATTATAAACTTCAATAATTACATTGCCAGTATTTCTATATGAATTTGAATTACCTATTTCTTTGTTATTTGATTCATCAAATTCTATTTTTAATCTACACCATAATCCAGATGCCGGTGTATCTCTTGGATCATTATCATATCTAACAGTTAATTTTTTATCATTAACAAAACTCTCAAAATATACAGTAATATTATTGGCTATAGCTTTAAAGCTCATAATATGCCATCTTTTCTTTTTTCTATAATATCACTCAATAAAATTTGACCTTCTTTATTATTAATATATTCATAAAAAATAAGTTGGGCTATTAAATTTATTTCTACAGGCTTTATTTTTAAATCTTCTATCTTGCATTTAAACTTATTTCTGTATTTAAAACAAACTTGAGTTATTAAATTAGCTATTATTTTAGCAAAAGATTTATTTTTCATTATGCACCGATTAATATCCATTTAGCCATTTCTGACAAAGTAATTTCTACCATGCCTTCAGGATGTTGCTGACTTCTTTTTTCATATTCTAAATAATAAACATACTCAACATTATTAGTTATATGTACTATAGAAAAACTTGTTATATTCTCAATCACCCTTAAGCCATTTTCTATTGCATAATTGGCCATATCATTTTCAGCCCCTTCAACAATTAAACTAGCTGTTGCAGGACTGCCAATTTCTACTTGCCAATTACCCCTTGCTCTCCCAGTATCTACTGGAGTTCTTAAAACAATTCTTTTTAAAACTTCCAAACAAACTTGTTTATAAAATTTTTCAAAATCACCATGTATTTTTTCTGAAGCTTTATCTAAAGCTTTATTAAATTGTGATAAATTAGTTCCCAGATTCAATCTCCATAGAATAAAAAATTATTCCAGATGAATTACTTATTGGAGTTATACTAGTAACTGTCCAAATTTTATTATTTATTACTAGCACTAAACCTGCTTTAATATCGAATTCTAATTGATAATTAGCAATTCCAGTCGTACCAATTCCAGAAGTTATTAATTCAGTATTTTTATATCCTTCGACATTCTTGTAAGGTGGCACTAAATAAACAGGATAATCAGTAGCTGATCCTCTAGTGGTTTTATTAGTTGAAGGGCTAAAAGAAGAATCAGCATAAACTCTAGCAATTGAACTTACGCCATTTCTTTTTATGATATTATATACAGATTGAGCATCCATAATTAATTACATGTCATTAAAAACAAAGCAAACCCAAAATTAACGAGGCCTGTCAAAAATATACCAAAACATAAAAAAGCAAACTTCCATTTTCTTTTAT